AAAACGTCTGTAATCTTTTTTAAGATTTTTTACGTTCATGAGCATACACCCAGCATTAAAATAGCTCCAATTATTAGTATCAAACTCTGGTGCTGCTGCAAAATATTCTGGGACCGGTATAGGTATTTTACCTATATTAGGATTATTAAAAATAACGTCCGCATCTGTATATAAAACAAAATCCTCGCTTTCTTCCACTAACGGTACCTCTGCCCTCAAGTACGTACCTGCTATCCCTGTTAAACGACTATCGTCTTTGTATTTTGAAACGAATGTGGAAAATATCTCTCCATTATGGTAAATTACATTTATACCGTATTTATCTTTAAGTTTTTCAACCGGGTCCCACTTTTTGTCGCATACTAAATTAGGCTTAAATTTGGTATTTTTCGTACAAGTAATAATAGCAGTTTCGAGCATATTTAAATACTCTAAGCTAGAAAAACTTGATATAGCTGCATACCATTTCATTTTGCTTTATAAAGATATTTTAACTTATTAGTAAAAGCTTGTTTATCTAGTATCGGTACCTGGCCGACGTGATACCCATGTTCGTTTTGAAACTTTAAAAGATACTCTGGAAGTTCCTTATCTCTGCTATTGTTTTTGTTGGTTCTACTATTGTTTATAGATTCTGGATGATTCTTAATATACATATCGGAATTTACAATATCAGGAAAATATCTAAATCCGCAACCGAATTCTTCACTAGTTAATACTCTGTAGACAAATTCTACATCCCATAAATGCCTGTAAGACGTATTGTAATATCCTAACTTCTTAAAAATATCTACGTGATGGTAAGTGAACTCATTGTTCATCTCTCTATAAAACGCAATCTTAGTATTTTTATATTCGACTATTTCTCCCGGAGTACGACTACCTGGCGCACCCGTACCAGGGGCATTACTACAAAAACAAAAATATTTTAAACCTGTTTCAATGCTAGCATTTATATATGCTTCAAAAATATTTTCGTTCTTAATAAGCATATCATCTTCTATAACAAAAATATGTTCTATGTTTTTATTTTGTAAAAACTTTATACCGTCGATCCTGCTCTGCGCAGCACCTAAATTTTCTTTGTGCTGAAGCCATGTCACTCCAGAATACTTCTTCTTATACTCCTTACCTCCGTTAACTACAATTATATCTTGAACTACGTGTAAAGGAAGCGTTTGATACAGTTCATCAAACCATTTTTCAGAATTATATGTTGTAACTACAAGTCCTGTATTTTTTAACATACTCTATATAAGTTGTGCTTTTTGATATAGTTCAATAATATATGTTTTTACTGCTGGCTTGTTATTAACGTCCATTAAATCAATAAATTCTTCTATAGATTTTTCAACGCTTATGTTAAATTCTTTAGTTGCAGCTTCTTCTATATTAATTTTATTTTGCTGCGCTAAATCATGTTCAATAGTAAACTCAACTGGTTTTATAGAAACTAGTTTTCGTACAAGTTTATCAACTATTGCAGGCTCCACAGCTTCATTTACTATAAATTTCACTATATTACCCGCTATAGTGCTTTTAAGTGTCTCCGGCGTATATGTGCCATTAATTAAGTCCGTGTACTGCAATCTCATATACCTAGGCGAGATATTGTTCTCTACAAAATCGTATTGTAAATTAGTAACATCTAATATGTATAAGCCTTTTGTTGTACCAAAATCTCCCCAGTCTTGCTGATAAGGACTGCCTACATAAAGTATAGTACCTTCATTGTATTTACGTTCATCTCTATGATGAAAATGTCCGGTTATAGTAAGTTTTGCTTTATTAATTAAATCTGAAGATTTGAGACCGTTCGTGCAAACTTTATACGAGTTCATCTTAAAACTATTAATTTCAAAATGGCCGAAAATTAAATCACACTCCGGTACCTCTTCTATATTTTGACCCCATGGACAAAAAGCTATTTTCGTTCCGTGAAGTTCAACAACTTGAAGAGTGTCAACAACAGTAATATTAGTCCAGCCTCTAAGAATGGAGACGGAATTAACGCTAGAATTGTCACGATAATAAGCATCGTGATTACCGACTGTAATAATGATATTGAAGCTGCGGAATATATCGAATATGTCAGTAGCAACATGAAGAGTGTTAACAGCAATGTCGTTGCGATCATGAAAAATGTCTCCTGGAATGATTATGTCTTGAATACCGCGCTCTTTGAATTGCTGAGCTGCCCACTTTGCGTGGTCTAAAGCAATCTTATGCCATACTTCGGAATTGCGGTGTACTCCGTAATGTGGATCTGAAAATATACCTACTTCTGTACCTTTTAGTTTAATTTGCATTCTTGTTCAAAGGATTAGTCGGATCTTCTACCCCGACTTGAGGGCCTATCACACTGTACACTTCTTCTTGGTATGCTGCTAATGTATCTCTCATACGTTTTTCTTTCTTTATTCTAGATCTCCAGCAATTAAATGCAATAGAATTAAAATAAGAAAAGGGGTTAAAGCCTTTATCGAATTTGTATTTCTTTTCCTTCAATGCGCTAAACATGTTTATTAAAGAGTCTCCTATAGCCTCTTCCTTAAAGGTATAGTTAATAAAATTTGGCGCATGTGCGAGGCCGTATGCAATATTACGAATCATTAATGCTAGATTATCGGTAATAATATTTGTACTATAATAGTTTTGAAGCTCTTCAGTAAACTCTTTAGGATTTACATAATACTGTTTCTTAGCTTTGGCAGATTCGCTCAAAGGCTTTGGCGGTTTCTCTTTAACCTCTTTCTTAGGCTTTTTCAGAGACGGCTTTTTCTGTGATTTTAATTTTTTCAATTTCATAAAATTCTTTGCGCTTGGCATAATGTTTTTTACCATAGATTAAATCATCTACTATATCTATAAGAACTAAAACATCCTTATCTCTATGGGTACGAAGGCCACGACCTATAGACTGCAATACTTTTATTTTAGATTTACCTCCGGCGGCAAACATTATATAGTGTATATTTTTAATCGAGATACCTGTAGAAAATATTTTACTAATCGCAATACAGATAATATTATTATCTTTTTCCATAATATCCTGTATTTTTTTGCGTTCTTCTACCTCTACACTCCCCTGTATAAAGTATACTTGTTTATTTTGCAGATCTGATAGTTGCTTAAACAAAGTGTCCCCGTGAGCAATATGATCTACGAGTATCAGGCAGTTATTATTAAGTTTGCTTACAATATTTTTTATAACCTTGCCTCTATATTCGCTATTATGAATAAAATCTAATTCAAACAAATATTTTTGGTTGGCAGATACTGATGTATAGTCTGGCACTCTATCGTATTCAACAAATATAGACAGTGCCCGGGCGTTTGCTATATATTGCGACCCGGCAATAGTTCTCAAATCCGTAGTAGTCATTTTATAGATAACTGGCCCTATAAAATTAAAAATATTCCATTTATCTACATCGTTTTCAGGCAGAGTACCAGTAAAGCCGAACCGGCGGTGAGTAGGTATAGAATCTATAAGTTTGTTTATTTTATTACCTCTTCGTAATTTATGACACTCATCAACAATCAATAGACCTACCTCTTTAAACCAACTTAAATCAGATTTCTCACTTTGTAGTATACCCATATTAGCTATAATAATTTGAGCATTAAGGTCTATCTCGTTTGTACCTGTCCATTTCGATACTTTTTGCATCGGAAAATTATAACTAACGAAATCTTTGAAAGTTTGCTCGACTAGCCCTATGTCAGGTACAATTATCAGTACTCGTTCCTGGTCGGTTAACAACTGCAACGCAGTATATACTAAATTAGCTATAATAAAAGTCTTACCACCTCCTGTAGCTAGTTCAATAATACCATGCCCTTTGTTTAAGGCTTTAGATACAGCCTCTCTTTGATAGTCTCTTAATTTAAATTCACTTGTTAGTTCTCTAATACCTGGATAGCCTGTCGGTATATTGAAAGAAACATTACGTAATAAATTTTCTAACTCAGTATTGTAAGAAACTGTATGAGGTATATTTAGGTTTTTAAGATAGTTTATAATTTCCGGTACTAAACCGATTCCGCAGTAACCTGCAGGTGTAATGGCGTACATTCTTTGCGGTATAAAACGAGCGTATCTATTAAAACGCGCGCTAGGGTTCTTTACAGAGAAAGCCTCTCTGATATTATTAAAATATTCAGATTCAATTTTTACTTCTTTTCTCTTAAGATCGTAAAGAAATTTAACTGTCATCAGGTAGTCTCTAGTTTCTGTAAGTCTATTACGTTTTTATAATCAAAAGTTAAAGACGAAGTCAACTTTTCGATTTTTTCTAAATATTCAATAATATTTTCTAATTTTTCTATACCCTCCACTATTTGCTGTAATTCAGGACTATTAGTTGCCATATGCTCTAAGGTAGTCTTTGAAAGTGTTACCGGTGAGCTAGCTGTAAGTTTTTTAAGGGTACCTTTCTGGGCTGCCTTGAGCTTAATAAGCGCAGCTTTATGTTGAGCGGTTCTTGCAACCCATTTATGTTTAATAACTGGTGCTAGCATTGCTTTTTCCTTAATAGAGAGTTCATCCATCTTTAGATCTTCAGCTAACTCTTTATTAAAGATTTCTACAACATTATCTAAGTCTGATAAGTCCATACTATTACTAAGTATAGTATAATATAACTCTTTTTCCACATGTATAATTTTGATAAATTAGTTAAAAAGCTCCTAGAAAATATGACTACTGGAAGTGTTTTAGGCCCTACTCAAGCTCACCCCTCGGTACCCGGTCAGTCAAGTGATTTCTACGCTCCAGGAGATGCTAGAATACCAAGTTTACTCGGTGTAAAAAAAGGTAAAAAAGGTAAAAAGAAGCCAGCAAAAATAATCCGTAGAACGTTTCCAGGTTTGTAATAAATACCTGCAAATGGATCTCGGTCACTGGAAAACTAATTTAAATACTAGCGAATTGACCGAGCTTCCATACGGGTTTATCTACGTTATTACTAATACAATTAGCAACAAAAAGTATTTCGGTAAAAAACAAATAAAAAGCGTTAAAAAATTAAAACCCCTCAAAGGCCGCAAAAACAAAAGACATTTTGACGTAGAAACTGATTGGAAGAGCTATACTTCCTCTTCAAATGAACTTAATGAAGACATACAAAAGTACGGCAAAGATAAATTCATATTTGAAATAATACGGTTCTGCGACAGTAAATTTGAACTTGCTTATTATGAAGCAAAAATACAGTTTGAAAACGACGTACTTCTTAAAGAAGGCTTTTATAACGGAATAATTAATTGCCGTATCGGTAGAGCCCCAAATACTCTTTTGCAAAAAATAGTTGACTTAGAACGCGCAAGTAATATATTGACTGAATCTTCATCACCGCGCGTAAATGAAAATACACCAACTTAAACACAATCTATGTCTTGTTGAATTTAAAGACATTGAAGAGGTTGTATTTTCTTCTGTTAAAAAAGAGTTTGAAAAAATAGGTATAAATTCCTTCGAAGAAATACCTCGCAAGGATTATATAAAGCTTTTGCAATACTTTACGTTGCAACATATATGCAAACTTTATAACAGCTTTCAAAACAAAAAAAATACTATAATCTTTGTGAATCAAGACAGTACGAATAAAGACGTACTGCAGTTCTTAAAAGAAATTAAAAAATACTTCCCTATTCCTATCTATCTTACTCAAGATACCTTTATTGATCAAGATCCTGCAATATATCTGGAAATAACTTTAAAAGTCAAAGAATTTCGATACAGCTTAGACTACAGCAAATACAGCTTTAATAAGATTAAAAAGTTTTGCAAACTTTACAATTTAGAAAGCTTAACTACGGATTTCAAGCCTTAATAAATCCCGATATATAATATATATATATATATAATATACAGGCGAACGTAGTGAGCCTGTTAAAAGGTCTGACAAGACCGAGGCGAAGGAGCTTTGCTCCTGAGCCCATACTCTTAATACAGGAGT